GTACAGGAGCTTATGAGAGGAGACTTATATTCGGATGGCTTTCAATTAGAGCAGGATGACGTGAGCTTAGAGTTCTTTAGTGAGAGATTTGAAGACAAGTTAGCAGGTGTTGGCTTAGATATGACTATAGCAATTAAAAACACTTTAGACCTTTGTTAGACCTTAAGAATACATCTACATATCCTAAGGCTAGAAATGTGCTAGAGCGATACAAGAAATACGTTGTATCTCAGTCTAAGCGTAACCTATCTAAAGGCCGTATGGTCAGAGGTAAAAAGCAATCTTATAAGTCTAGCGGCAAGCTACACGGCTCTATCAAGGGCTATGTAACTGCTAAGATGAATAGAAGTATTAAAGGACGCTTCACAGGAGGCTCTGTAATGCCTTCTCTTACGTTTGAGATGGCTCAACACGGTAAGTTTATAGATGAGGGTGTAAGAGGCTCTAAGAGTAACTATTTAGAAAATAGGAATAGCCCTAATAAGTTTAGGAATGGTAAAAAGAGTGTACCTGTAGGGCCTATTAAGAAGTGGTGTAAAAAGAAGGGTATATCTGACAGGTTGGCTTTTATTATAGCTCGGTCAATATACGAGAAGGGTATTAAGGCATCTCACTTCTTTAGTAAGCCTTTACAGAAAAGAAACAAAAGTATGTGGATGGAATACCACAAAGCAATAGCAGATGACATAGCAACTAACTTTGCTAACAAAATAGAAAAACAATTAAAGAAGGCTCAAAAGGCTAAACAAATTAGAAAATAATGGCATATAGACAAATTAACGTAAGAAGCCCTTTTTATGTAGAACAGGCAACATCAGAGCCTGTAATACAGCTTAATGTAAGAATTTGGAGAGGTGGTACAATACTTCAAAGACCTGCAGCAGCTACGTACACTCTAGAAAAAGAGTCTATAGACGGCTATGCTATATTTGAAATATCTGAGCTTATAAGAGACTACTGTGAGCAAGGAGACTCTATATATGCCTTAAACACCGTTTGGGTAGAGACTGAAATACAGGACTTTACATTAGCTGCGTTAACTATAGAGCAATACTTAGCTACAGAAGGCTACAATATACACACTGAGTCTGTTCAAAAGAGTGGTGACACATTTACAGATAGCTTTGTGATGTTACCTAAAGATATGTATGGTAACTATAGAATAACAGGAGCAGCAGGGGAAACGTCTTTAGTTCAAATAATGACTAATGCAACAGATTACGTTAGTTGGAACGTCACAGAAAACTACTTAGTAGGTAGCCCTGTATCTTATGCGTACACACCTGTTTTGATAGGTAGCTCTAACACTATAATACAAACATTACTCTTAACAGATAACACAGTAAGCGTAGACTTTGACTTAAATGGAGAAACATCTACACTGTATCACGATTTGTTTAATTGCAATAAGTACAACACACCTATAGCGGCCAACTCTGTAGGATACGATAGACCTCAATACTATAACGCTGAATTAAGCAGGCCTGTTGTGTTAAACTATGTTAACAAGTACGGAGCTAAAAACTCATTTGCTTTTACTTTAAAACACACAGAAGATATAACGTCTACTTCTGAGTCATTTAAGAGAAACGTAGTGAACTACGAAAACCTAAATGGAATTAACGTGCAGCACGCCTCTAGAAAGATTGTAAAGGCTTCTAAGCAGTCTTTTACCATTAATACTGATTATATAAATGAGTATTACGTTAAGCAGTTAGAAGAGCTTATATTAAGTGAGTATGTTTGGGCCTCAATTCCTCACATATCTAGCAGCTTAGTTCCTGTCATTATAATGGATAAGAAAATAGCTAAAAAGAATCATTTAAACGACAGATTAATACAGTACACTTTTAAAGTAGAAATAGCTAGAGATTACATAAATACTATACGATAATGAATATACCAATTAAGATAGTAGTAGGGGATAATTTAGACTTATTAGATATGTTTTCAGATGAGGGTATAACTATTAAATCTGTAGTGAAGGATATGAACGACCCTAAGAAGTTGTTCACAGATTTTTCTAGGAGCTTTACACTTCCCGCTAGTAAGCAAAATAATAAAGTATTTAAGCACTACTATAACGTAGATATACAAAATAGTGTAGATTCTAGAGAGCTTATACCTGCTAAAATCTTAATGAACAACAGAACATACAAGGTAGGTAATGTGAGAGTAGATGGAGCACGTATTGAGAACGGTATTGCTATACACTACAAGGTAACCTTTATAGGTAAGCTATCAGAGCTATCTAGGCAGATTGGTAAGGACAAAATTAATGAGTTAGATTTCACTAGCTTATACAATGGCAGCTTTGACTTTAAGGCTGAGGTACAAAACACTACCAAAAGAGATTTAATGTTTCCTGTTTCTAGTAGAAAAGAGAGGCTTTTAGCAGATAGTGGTACATCTAGTTTAGGTGTAGCGAACGCTAGGAACATAGCTTTCTCCACAGCCACATCTAGTGCTGACTATGGATTAACAGAGGGGGGCTTAGTAGGTGCTTTATCTGTAGGTGCTATATTGGACAAAATAGAATCAAAATACAGCTTTAACTTTACAGGAATACTACAGGCTGACTATGTAAGGGATTTGTATCTTTGGCTACACCGAACTGATAAGCAACGCTCAGGAGAACTACTAAAGGCTACAGCAACAGGGTACGCATACACAGGAACAGCTAACGCCAACTTTTTAGCTATAAATAATGGTTTCATATACAATCCTACAAGTGAAACTAGCGACTTAGGACAAGACAGGAAGTTCTTTGTTACTATTAAAGGTACTTTTACAGGTAACGCTAATGTAAAACTTATAATGGGTGGCAATGTAGTAAGAGAAGTAAGCACTACAGGAGAGTCTACAGACCCTGTGATTATGTATGGAGACGGAGTAGATAGAATATTTCAAGTGGAGGTAGAGAACGACACGTCTAACACTGTAGCCGTAGAAGTTAAGATACTACAGTTTGACAGAGAGTACATTACAGCAGGTACAATAAGTTTTAAGACTTGGATACCTAAACCTACAAGGACTATGACAGCATCGGCTTCTATTGGTACGGCAGGAACTTACAGCGCTCAGGATAACATACCTGATATGGGTGTGATGGAGTTTTTAAGCTCTATTTTCAAAATGTACAATATAATAGCTGAGGTTGACGCTGACTTAAATGTATCTACTAAACACTATGACCACTTTATGAGTGAGGGGGAAGTTAAGGACGTTACAGAGTATGTAGACGTAAGCGGTTACGATGTAAACAGACCTAACCTATTTTCTAGTTTATTAATGCAGTTCGAAGAGCCTCAATTAGCTCTAGAGCAAGGATATAAGGCAGTAAATGGTAAGAATTACGGGTCTATTAAGTATGACCTAGTAGGTAGAACAGGAGTTAAGCTGTCAGGTAGCACATATAAGCTAGATATTAAGAATCAAAGGTCACCTTTAGAGCCTATAGACGATTTGGATGACGGCTCTGATTTCAGGGTATGTTATGCCTTATTTAGTGATGTAGGAGGCACAGAGCAATCTATTAAGCCTATGTTTACTTATATATGCACACCTGACACAACGACAGGGAGTGTATCTAGCGTAGCTTTTTACGGTAACGCATCAGCTAGTGGCAGTACATCTTATACAATGCCATCTAACGTGCATCAGAGAGCGCAGGCTAGCCCTGTAGGGTTTTATGGTGACGTAGGGTTATATTTCGGAGAAGAGCGCTCAGAGTACCGCTATGGCTTTGATATGAATGGTAATGGCCTATGGAATAGTTTCTACAGAGGTACTACAGCTTTAATGTTTGACGAAGATAAGCGAAAGGTTAAATTTAAGGCCCATATTCCACAATCTAAGCTTTTACTACTTAAGCTATCGGATACTTTAAGGATAAGCAATAAGTTCTATAATATAAACGCTATAGAGACTAATTACCTATCAGGAGTTACTGAGCTAGATTTAATCTTAGTAGGAAACTCTAAACTAGAGCAATTTACTACAGACACAAGAAGCTTAGAAAATGAAAGTACTACTGACACGGTTTATCTTACTTATGTAGATGCTACTTCGGGAGAGATTTCTCATACAACGATAGCTCCTAATAGTACGATTACTTTAGATATGGTAGGAAGCTTAATAGGAAGTAGTGGAGATGTTGTAGAGACTTTTTCTTAGTATCTGTATCAGTAATGAAGTTACAAGGTAGTTATTCCAAAATTAAAAACCTGAGAAGTTACCTCTAGTTATTAACAATTAAACATAGTAATCTAGTCTTTCTTGATGGTCTGTTATCTGTGGTAATACTTTTTTCAAAGCCTCTAATACCTCTACAGCTATAAAATACTCAGCTTGAGTAGTTATCATATCATCCTGTCTGTTTCTGTATGATTCCTCTTTGATTACTTTCAAGACCTCTACTAACTTAGTCTGTTTTGCGATTAGCTTTGTTATTTCGTTTGTGTTTTTCATAATAGTTGTTTTGCTTGGGTCAAAGATACAAACCTTTTTAAGTACAAACCAAACTTTTTTTAATCTTTTTTTAAATTAATTTACAATCCTTTAATTTACAGACACTTACGTATGAAACTTTTTTTTACTTTATGCCATTATATACCTAGATATGTTTTTAAATAAAGACTTACAATGATAGAAGCAATACTTTTTTTACTAGAAAAGACCGACAGACAGACAAGAAATACAGATATTGCTAAGGGACTATACAAGTACCCTGAGACGTGGCCTGAACTAAAGAGATACTTAAAATACAAATTTAAAAATAGATACTAATGGCTAAAGAAGTAAGAAAAGTACATATTAGCGTAACATCAAACGCTAGTAAAGACTTAAACAAGGGTACTGTGGCAGCCAAGGGCCTCTCGGGGTCACTTAAAGGGGTTGCGACATCAGCTAACTTGGCTACAGGTGGTATTAGAGCAATGACTATGGCCTTAATCTCTTCAGGGGTAGGAGCTTTAGTAGTTGGTCTAGGTGCTTTAGTAGCAGGATTTGGTGGGTTAATTACTAAGAGTAAGGAGTTTGAAAAAGCTCTATCTACACTTCAAGCGGTAACAGGTGCTACAAATGAGGACATAATAACCTTAAAAGAACAGGCCAAAAGCTTAGGTAGTACTACAGCGTTTACAGCGTCTCAAGTTGTAGAGCTACAGACTGAATTAGCAAAGTTAGGTTTCAAAACAAACGACATAACAAACGCTACAGGCTCTATATTAGACCTTGCAGCTTCTTTAGGTGTAGGATTAGCTGAAGCGGCTGAGTTCTCAGGTAGTATAGTTCGCTCTTTTGGGTTAACAACTAAGGATACTCAACAGATTGTTGACGTTATGGCCAAGTCAACTAGTAGTTCGGCATTAAATTTCGAATCTCTAAGGGAGTCTATGAAGTTAGTTGCTCCTGTCTCTAAGGCTGTAGGGGTTTCAGTAGAGAAGACAACGGCATTGCTAGCTGTTCTAGCAGATAGAGGACTTAAGGGGTCTATAGCAGGTACGGGACTAGCTAAGACCTTTATAATGCTTAGTAAACAAGGCCTAACTCTAGAGCAAGGTCTAGAAAAGCTAAATGCTTCAGGTGGAGACCTAAATACAGCTATTGAGATGGTGGGTGTTGTAGCTGCTAAGTCATTTTTAACTTTAGCAGGTGGCCAAGAAGATATAGCAGGACTAGAACAATCTTTTATTGATGCTGAAGGAGCTGCTAAGAAAATGGCAGAGATTAAGCTAGATAACCTAGCAGGAGACACTACTAAACTAGCGAGTGCTTGGGAAGGGTTTCTTTTGTCTATGGAAGATGGCTCAGGATTACTTAATAAGATGGCTAGAGGTAGCTTAAAAGCACTTACAGCGGTTATAGGCTCTATTCAGAGTGGGTTATTTAAGATGGGCCTAGCTTGGGACAATGTAGTTTTAGGTTTTGAATTTGGTGGGTTAGCTGTTCAAAAAGCAGGGGCTTACTTTACGGCACTAGGTAAAGAGATATCTATATTTGCTGTAGATGCTATGATGGCTATGGCTGACGTTCCTATTATAGGTGGGTTAGTAGATGACGCTACATTAATAGCTAAAAGAAAGCAATTAACAGGAGAGCTAGAGGCCGCTAATAAGCTTATCAATGATTTCTCTATAAAACAATTTGAGAACGAGCAAAAGAGAGATAAAAACAACGTAGAAGCTAGATTAGGTAGAAGATTAGTAGATTACAGAAATGCAGAAGAGCAAGAGGCTAAACTAGAAGAGGAAACGCAAGTAATTAAGGATAAAAAAGACGAAGACCAAAGAAAAAAAGACGAAGACGCTAGAAAAGCCTTCTTAGCTAAGCTTAAAAAGTTAGACGAAGATACTGATGATGTTACTCAATTAGAGAGAATACAACGTAAAAGAGAACGCCATTTAAAAGACCTTGAGACTATCAAAATGAACGCCACAGAGCGTAAAGAAGCCGAAAAGGTTATCAATGGTATATACGACCAACAACGTGACGCTCAGATAGATAAGAACGAAGAGGCTAGAAAAAAGAAGTTACAGGATTTTATGAAAGGTTTTGGTGTTGAATCAGTAGACCCTGAGCAAGCATTAAACGACAGAAAAACAGCTCACTTAGCAGAACTAGATTTACTTAAATTAGAGGAGACAGAAAAGAAGGAAGCTATAAAAGCTATTAACGCTTTTTATGACAATGAAGAGAATGTTTTAACCGACCAAAAAAGACTCGATAAGGCAGAACAAGACAGGATAGAATACGAGACTAAAAGAGGGCTTATCTTAGACGGATTAGATTTAGCTATACAAGCAAGTGGGCAGGAGACTAAAATAGGGCAAGCTTTACTTAAGATTAAGCAGGGTATGATGTTGGCTGAAATGATTATGAAGATGAACGCTTATGTACAACATATGAAGTTGGTAGCTCAAGAAGGTATTAACAGCACTGCAGTAAAGGCAGCCGAGCAATCGGGGTCTATTAATGTAGGTTTCGCTAATGCAGCTAAATTAGGGCCTCCTTTTAACGCTTTACCTTTAGCTTTAATGGGTATTCAGGCAGCTATGATGCTCAAGAATATGGCTAAGAGTAAAAAAGAAATGAAAAAAGCAACCTCAGGGCTAGGTGGCTCGGGTAGTGGTGGTGGCTCTGTAGCTCCACAAGCTCCTAACTTTAACGTAATAGGTCAGACTTCAGCAGGAGACAACTTAATAGCAGACACTATCCAAGGAGCTAATAACAGACCAATGAGAGCGTTTGTTGTAGACAAAGATATTACTAATTCACAGGAGTTAACACGTAACACAGAAGCCGAAGCAAGTGTAGGCTAAAAGTGTTTTTAAATAAAGAGATATTATGAAGTTATTCGAAATGTTAATCGACGAAACTAAGGAGCTATTCGGAGTAAATGCACTCTCAATAGTCTCCAATCCTGCCATACAGTCAGACTTTGTGGCCCTAGGTGACGAGAAGCCTGTCTTATTGGCAGAAGTAAGCAAAGACAAGCAGATACTTATGGGTGCTGCTTTGATTCCCGATAAGCCTATTTTCCGTAAGGGAGAAGAGGAGGATTATTACATCTATTTTTCAAAGGAAACTATAGCTAAAACAGCTGAGGCCTTCTTTAGAAATAACAATCAAAACAATGCTACTCTAGAACACAATGAGACGTTAGAAGGAATGACTATCTTTGAATCTTGGCTAGTAGAAGACCCTGAGTTCGATAAGTCTGCTAAATACGGCTTAAATGTGCCTTCAGGGACGTGGATGGTATCTATGAAAGTAGATGACAATGATGTGTGGAACAACTACGTAAAAAATGACAAGGTTTTCGGCTTCTCAATAGAGGGGACGTTTGCTAATAAATTAGTTAAGGATGTAGAGCTTTCAGAGCAAGTTGAACTTTCAGAAGATGACGTATTAAATGAGACTCTAGCAATGATAAAAACATTTGTAATTAATAACATATAAAATTATGCCAATTAGAGTAATAACAGGGGTTAACGAATCTGACCCTATCACAGGTGATTCACACGCAAGCACTATAACGTCAAATGCATCTTCTAGGGTTTCTGTTTCTGAATCAGAGCCTTTACCGATAGACAATAGAATCGTAGTAAATCAGTCTAACTACCTATCAACTATAGGCGGCACTATTGACAGCACAAAAGAGTATTTTATTGATGGTATAGTAGATGTAGGCACTACCTCTATTGTTGTACCAACTACAGGTATGACTCTAAGGGGTCAAAGCTTCGATATAAGCGGTTTAGTTTCAACAGAGGACAATTATACTATGTTCATCTCTGAAACGTCTTTAATTGGCTCAGGAAACATTTTAGGGCAAGACTATTACATTGAAACATCAGGCGTAAGCTCAAAGGTTTACGAGATATATGATGCAACAGGATTCAACGCCTTTGAATTTCAAAGAGTTAACTACATTAATTGCACATCTTTAGGAGACATTCACAACTATAGACAAGGTCTTGAAAGTGGTACGGGTAGATTTGGGGGCAGCCCTTCATTAACGCTACACGGTACGTGGGTAGGTGGTTTTAGAATTACCACATCTATTGTTAGGTCAATGAGTGACACAACCACAGAGCCTCTTTTTAAAGCAGGTACAGCCTTCTTAATGAATAGTAGATTCCTTACCGATATGAACGTAGACCTAGGTACTTTACAGCCCTTATTAGATTTTGCACCTGCTAACTTTAACAATACAGACATACTACAGCTACAGGGTATGTTAGTTACTAGAGACGGCGTCTCAGACCCTACAGATGTAAACCTGACACCAAACATTTCAGAGATAGATGTGGCCTCACAATGGAAATCCAACCTAGGGTTACACAATACTTTTGTTGGTGGTATGTTAGCAGTAACCACAGAGGTTGAAACTGTTATAGCTACTCAGGATGTATCGGTTGTTTTACTAGGTACTCAGACGTCTAACGATTTACAGCATTTTGACACGCCGTCAAATGGTCAGTTAAGATTATTAGGTAATGTACCAACAGAGTACACTATAGTATTTGACTTTGTAATAGTAGGGGCAGCAAATGGAGAGTATGAATTGGAGCTTATTAAAAATGATGGAGGTGTTGAGACAATCGTAAGAAGCCAATTGAGAGTTATAAACAAGCTTCAAGGTGGTAGAGACGTTGCATACTTTAGCGGTCAGTATAACACACATCTACATAATACAGACTTTGTGTATTGGAAGATAAAGAACACTACAGGAACTCAAAACGCTACAGTTGAGTTGGGGTCTATGTGGCACGTTCAAACAAGGTAGACAGCATTACTTATAGAGTAAAATAATGTTTTTAAATAAAGAGAATGTACATAAGAGCAAAATATCCAAAGGTAGGTAATAAATTCGGAGGGCCACAAGCAAAGGCCCAAGGTTTTGGTAGCTTATACGGAGGCAACCAAGTTAGTGACGTAGCAAATAGCTCTACAAGCAACACATCCAATAGACTATCCACTAGCGATATGTTTGGAGGTAATATCGTATCTATATACACTAATACTAATAATGGTAATGAGCTTGTATTCACAAATGAATCTATTTTCTTAATAAACAACTCAACACTAGAAATAACAGAAATAAACACTGAGAGAGCTTTAGAATTTATTAACGAGAGCGATTGGCTAAAAGACTAATAAAATGGCAGTAACAAATACAGGAATAGTAGAGCGTAACATTACAGGAGTGAATGAGTCTGACTTATGGTTAGATAGTGAGGCCACAAGCTCAGTAAGTAACACAGGAATAGTAGAGCGTAGTATTACAGGTGTACACGATGCAAATTTCGTGCACCCTTTAGGAGATGAAGAGATTACAAATGGAGATTTTTCTAACGGAACTACAGATTGGACATTCTCAACAGGTGCAACTTTAACAGGTTTAGGAGCAAAAATAACACACACACCTACTTTAGGTAGTATATCACAAAGTGGTGCTTTAGTAATAGGTGTAAACTATAAATTTACCTATGAAATTACTGAAAGTGTTTCAGGAGGTTTAAAACTAAATTCTGCCACAGATATAGCAATGGTTACAAGTGTAGGTATTCACACAAAATACTTTGAAGCTGCTTCAGTTGATTTGACTATTGTAAGAACAAACTCAATCGGTAATGATGTAACTATAACAGACATCTCAGTAAAAGAAGTACTAGTCAGTAGAGAGTCAACAGCAACCAACACGGGTGTAGTCGAAAGACCAATAACAGGAGTTAACGAATCCGACTTATGGCTAGATGCTGAATCTACAAGCGTAGTAAACAATACGGGTATAGTTGAAAGACCAATAGTAGGGGTTAACGAATCAGACGAAATGTTTCCTGATAACACAATATCTAACATAGTAAATATAGCAGGTTTAATAGGCTCTTTACTAGATAGCTTAGAAGCTAGGGCCACAACCTTTGAGAATAGAGATGCTACACAAACAATATTAATTAACTTACAAAAATGTTAAAATGAGTTTACTAGATAAAGCGACAATCATAACAACCCCTACAGCTCACAGCAACGGGAAACTACATAGTATAAAAGGAGGCGCAGTAGCAGACTTCGACGTAGTGCGTGGCTCAGCGGCCACTAGAGTTAACGCTGAAGGATTGATAGAATCTGTAGCAATTAATACTCCTAGGATAGACTACACCACAGGAGAAGGCGTAATTTTAACAGAGCCTCAGTCAACTAATTTGATAGTCAATAGTGAGTTAAATAATGTAGAAAATATATTGGTTTCAGCGGTATCTCACACAATATCTTTTTATGGCACAGGTAGTATCACACTTAGCGGCACACACTCAGCTACTTTAGTAGGCACGGGAGCAAGCGACAGAGTTAGCTTAACCTTTACACCCACTGCAGGCACATTAATTTGTACCGACTCAGGGAGTGTAGATAAAAAACAGGTAGAAGAGTTATCATACAGCACTTCCTATATTCCTACTTCAGGAGCTATTACCACAAGGTTAGGTGATGTAGTAACAGGAGCAGGAGATGTAAATACTTTTAATAGTACTGAAGGTGTGTTATATGCAGAAATAGCATCGTTAACGCAGGATGATACATACAGACTTATGGGTTTGAATGATGGTAGTGCTCAAAATAGAATAAACATAACCTACAACAATGAAACTAATGAGCTTGTTTTTTATTGTAGCGTTAATAATTTGAGTGAGTTTCTTTTTACAAAAACATTAGCTGACACAACAACTTTTCACAAATGCGCTTTGTCATATAAATCAAATGAATTTAAAGTGTATATAGATGGAGTACAAGAAAACGTACAACTAAGTGGTTCTGTATATCCTGCAAACACTCTTGATACATTAGATTTTAACCTAGGTAACGGCGCTTTCCCTTTCTATGGAAAAACCAAATGCATTGCGGTTTTGAAAGAGGCTTTAAGCGATGAGGAATTAACTTGCTTAACAACAATATAATGATATACTTAAGATACGAATTTAACGACAAAGAACAAGCCGATACAAAGATAGAGGCTTTAGGAGAAGATGTAAACGCGGCATTTATAAGGCTTAACAAGCTTGTGATGACAGAAGGTGCTTACGATAGCGAAGGGGTTGAAATAACGGCCCCTATACTATCTCTAGGTTACGCAGTAGATGTGCTATGGCGAGACCTAGACGCTTCGCCATATGGGTGGAAAACTTACGAGGTAACGCCAACAATTCCAAAACATAAATTACTATAATAACTAGGGTCACACGCAAAACAAAAGGATGTTTATATTGTTTTTAAATAAAGTATAAACCTTAAAACCAAACCCTTATGTTAAGTGCAAAAGACACATTAAAAAAGATTGCTGACGCTTTAAATATCGCAGCAGAGCCGACACCACAACCTGAGCCTGTAGAGCCAACAAAAGAACTAATAGAAGAGCCAACAGCTGAGGTCGTAGAAGAGGTTAAACAAGAAGTAAAAGAAGAGCCAAAGGCAGAGCCACAAGAAGAGACCGAGGCAGAGCCAAAAGAAGAGGTACAGGAAGAGCCTAAAGAAGAGCCTAAAAACGAAAGGGTAGAAGCTTTAGAGAAGCAACTAGAGGACTTAAAAGGAATCTTAGCAAACGCTATGAAACAAGAAGAGCCAACAGAAGTAGAAGTACCAACAGAAGAGCCTAAGGGCCTAACTCATAGCCCTGAAAAGGAAGTCAAAAAGACAGCTAACGGAGTAGGTAAAAAAGGAGCTTCAATTCAAGAAAGAGTATTCAGATATATTAATAATAACTAAAATTAAATTTTTTAAAAATGGCAACAACAACATCAATTACAACTAGCTTCGCAGGAGACAAGGCCTCAGGTTTTATCGCAGCGGCTTTGCTTTCAGCACCAACTTTAGATAAAGGCGGTATCACTGTTAAGCCAAACATCAAGTATAAACAAGTAATGCAGAAATTGTCTGTAGGAGACATAGTGGCAGATGCTTCTTGTGATTTCACAGCAACATCTTCTGTAACTCTTACTGAGCGTTACTTACAAGTAAAGGACTTTCAAGTAAATCTTGAACTTTGTAAGGCAGATTTTGAGTCGGATTGGCTTTCAATTGAGCAAGGATTCTCTAGCTTTGACGAACTACCTAAAAGCTTCGCAGCTTACCTTATCGGTCACGTTGCGGGTAAAGTAGCATCTAACGTAGAGAACAACATTTGGAACGGAACAGGTGCAGGTAAATTTGACGGACTAGTTAACTTAATGACAGCTGATGCTGATGTAGTGGACGTAGTAGGGCCTTCAGCAGGTGCAGGTGGTGTAACAGCTGCTAATATTATCGCAACTCTAGGAGACGTGGTAGACGCTATCCCTGAAACCATCTATGGTAACGAAGGACTTTCAATTTATATCTCTCAAGCAGATGCACGTTCTTACGTAAGAGCTCAAGCAGCTTTGGGTTATAAAGACCTTTACCACGTTGGACAGACTGAAATGGATTTCGAAGGAGTTAAATTATTTGTAGCTAACGGACTTTCAAGCGGGTCTATGGTAGCAGGAATGAAAGATAATCTTTTCTTTGGTTGCGGTTTGCAAAATGACCAAAACTTAGTTAAGCTTATCGACTTAGCGGATATCGATGGTTCTCAAAATGTGAGAGTTGTAATGCGTTATTCTGCCGCTGTTCAATACGCTATCGGGTCTGAATTAGTACTCGTAACTTTAGCTGCATAATCACAGCTTAATATCTAAAGGCCCTCTTTAATTAGGGGGTCTTAATTAACTCAATATCAATAATTTAACACATATACACAATGGCTTGTAATATAACAGCAGGACGTTTAGAAGGATGTAAAGACGCAGTAGGTGGCTTGAACGCTATTTATTTCGTGAACTTCGGTGCAATGGGTGATTTAACTATAACTGACGAAACAGTTACAGCTATTGCTTCATTAACACCCGCGGCTTTCAAATACGACCTAAGAGGTACATCTACCTTTGACCAATCATTAACATCTAGTAGAGACAATGGAACTACTTTCGCTGAGCAGACGCTAACTATTTCTTTAAAGAAGCAGGATGCAACTACTCATAAAGAAGTAAAACTATTAGCTTACGGACGCCCACAAATCCTTATAGAGGATAACAACGGTACTGTATGGCTAATGGGTGAAGAGTTCGGCTCTGAAATGAACGCAACAACTAGCACAGGGGCAAGTTTAGGGGACAAATCAGGATATGAGCTTACTTTCGCCGCAATGGAGAAAGGTTTCGCTAAGCAATACACAGGAGTAATAGCAACAGATTTCGCAGTTACTTTAGGAGCGTAATTCCTAACAAATGAATACTGAAAACGGAGCTACCTTAGGGTGGCTCTTTTTTTTTGTATCATATCGGCTTGTATATTGTTTTTAAATAAAGGCTTTACAAATGAATTACGTAAATATAACAGACGCAAACCCGACTATCAATATAGTCCTAGACTATGACTTTAACTTAGAGGATGGTCGTAATGGAGACGATATAGATTTTTACGTGTACAAAGACGGCTCAGGTGCTAACGTGGTGAAGGATTTAAACGGTAATATATCTGTAGACGGAGGTGAGCTAGAATGGGCGGGCAACGTCAGTATATTCAACTACTATCAAAAAGTAGCATTTAGCGAAGATGTTTCGACACAATTAGAAGATGAAAATGTATATTCCTTAGTAGCTATAGCTAGGATAAACAATAAAGATAAAATAGTTTACAGAGGTAAATTTCAAACTACTCAGCAGCCGCTAGGAGACTACTCAGTTAACGAGAATAAATATACGCATAAAATAAACCCAACTAACTATACAATACTAGACTAATGAACTATACTATAACTAACTTATCAGCTTACGAAATGCCTCAAGCTATCGAGGATAAATTCAAGGATTATGTAGCCTATGGAGAGGACAATAATTACTTCGCCTTCTTAATACAGCAATACTTACAGAGCGCAACTAATAACGCAGCTATAAAATCTATAAGTGATTTAATCTATGGGCAAGGCTTGTGCATTGATGGCCTAGAGAAGGGCTCCAAAGAAGTTAAGGAGATTAAAAAACTAATCAATCACAGAGAGCTTAAAAAGATTATACTAGA